AAGGAAACGGAGCTTGTTAAGTCCATACTCAAGCTCTAAGTATTAACAATTTAAAAACATTATCAAAATGAAAGAGAAGAATGCAAAAGTGGCAACCGTTGAGAACAATGTGACCACAACAAAGATAGATAAGACACCTACAGGTAAAGTAAAGACTACTAAGGATAAAGAAGCCATTAAAAAGGCTCGTGAAGAACAGTATAAGAACTTCCGTATTGGAGCTCTGAAGCGTCGCGCTAAGCGCATGGGATTATCAGAAGAGGAGACCAAGAAAAAGATAGAAGAGTTGTTAGTACAGCTTAATACTCCTAATTCCTATAATGTACTGATTCTTTTTAATCCGAAGGATGAAAGCCTAGTTGTACAGGCTCTTAAGAATGAGGACCTTACATGGAAGATGAAGTCTAATTCGCATCTTTTTATAGATGCAGATCAAGAGACATTAGCTACACTTCGTAGTATTATGCCTCCAACAGCCAAGATTCATCCATATGTAAAGAAGAAGCCACCAGTAATACCAGCTCAGAACATCCAGAAGGAGGAGAAGAAGCCAAAGAATCGAGCCTCAATTCGAGCTGCCGCCAAGGCTGCTAAAACAGCACGTAAGGCGGCTAATAGAATTAAGAACAAGACTGGCAAGAAACTCAACCGCTATTGCAAGCAGAAGAATCTAGCTGTTTGGAGGGCTCTGAGAGCCTCTAAGAAGGCTTCTGGTACAGTTGTCCAGCTGAACCCTAAGAAGCGCTCTAAGAGCTCTAAAAAGGCATCTACGAACCTCAAACAGGCAGCATAACCTATGTTAAACTTAATAAGCAGAATAATATGGGAAGTAGCAGCATTCGTGCTAAGGTTCGTAGAAGAAGAGTAGCGATCCTTGCAGCTAAGAGTCGTCAGTTTGACGTTAAGAACCACCTTCGTAAGCTTGGTAATCCTGAGATTACTGAGTTCAAATACAATAAGGATAGTGAACCACGTATAGCAATAAAACAGAATGGAAAAACATTCATTCAAGAAGGTTTTGGAACCATTTCTCTGCATCGAGGAGTAGATGATAATGGAAATCCAATGGCACCATTTGAGATAAAGCAACACGGCCGATATCTGCTTGTCTCAGATAAACCAGACCATCTTGGTATGCGATTCCATCTGCCAGATCATAGTTGGGAATACAAGCGCCATAAGCAAGTAAAGAGCTTACGCAAGAAGTATAAGAAGAAGTACTATTGCAAGGGTTCTAAGGATATTCGAAAGATAATAGAACATTCATCTGACTATGATCAGTTCAAGAACTATCAATACAACCTGCCTAAGATGAATAAGGTAGAGTATATGGAGAAACTTGTGCAACATAAAACTGCTAGATGGGAACGTAAGAACCCTAAACCACTTGATATGTTCACTGAAGAAGTAGAAAAGTGGAAGCAGTTACGAGAAAATGCTATAGAACGTATACGAGACTTCGTCGTCTCAGTGTATGACCCTCTACTCCTTACAGGACGATTTGTCATGAATAAGGAGGCCTCTGCTACCTATCAAGAAGAGAAGATAGCAGAGATAAAAGATATCAATGGAGAAGGCCATAAGGTAAATGCATTATCTAAGGATTCAAAGTTGATAAAGAAGGCTCAAAAGGTTGTAGATGAGACCAAGCACAAACGCAACAATCTCGTCTGTGGCAACCTGAGAGACCATAAGCGCAAGACAGGACGAATAATCCTGCCGAAGGCAGCTTAACTTTAACCAGAAAACTGGCAATAAGCCACGTCCATCAAGTTTATGATTTTAGAGATGGACACATAATGCCTAGTAAAGCCTCTTTGTTTATACAAACGTAACTAGGTACAAACTGTACACTTCCGGAGCGAAAGCGTTAGGACGGGTCTTTATAAGTAAAACGAAGAGAGGTTCGAATCCTCCGTGTACAGCACTAACAAAGTGAAGCAATGATAATTAAAGACTTAATCGTAAACGTATACGATATAGAAATATTTAGCAATTGCTTCCACTGTTGTGTTAAGGATACAGAAGACAACCAGATATATAAGTTTGAAATATCCGAAAGAGTCAATCAGCTGAGTGAGCTGGTTGACTTCTTTCATTACAAGAACACCGATAGGATGTTTTGTGGATATAATAACCATAATTACGATGATGTTATTATAAACTATATAATTGACTTCTACTATAAGATGGATTCGTTACCCTGGTATAGGATATGTCTATCATTATTTAACTTATCACAACTAATTGTAAATTCTGAGGATGGACCTGATGTGCCATTTAAGAAGTGGAAGTATGCTAAGTACTTCTATTCAATGGATTTACTAACTATGCAATTCTCTCGTAAGTTACGTGTAGGTCTTAAGACTATGCAAGTAACTATGCACTACAAAAACGTATTGGAATATGATGGAGACTTTATGCTCCCTATTCCAGTAAGCAAGATAGACGAGATGATAGCATACAACATTAACGATGTTGAATCTACTACAGAATTGTTGAATAGACTACAACCAGATATCGAACTTAGACTCTTTATAGAGAAAGAGCACGGTATTGACTGTCTATCAATGGATTCTGTTAAAATGGCAGAAACCTTCCTACTTGAGAAATTCTCAGAGAAGTCAGGTATTCCTAAAAATGTTATAAAGGAAATGCGTTCTCCAATGGATTGGATTCCATTGAAGGATGTTATACTGCCATTCATACGATATAAAAACCCAAAGTTACAGAGCGTCTTAGAGGAAATGAAGGAACAGGTAGTTTACTCTAAGGAGCGAAAAGGCTACGAGAAGAAGTTTGTTCTCTCGAATGTGGTATATTCTATAGGAGTTGGCGGTATTCATACTATCCATACACCTAAGATATTCCTTCCCAAGGCTGACGAGTTTATAGGGCACGCTGATGTGGCGTCAATGTACCCTAGTTTATTAATCGAATATGGATTCGGTCCTCGTCAGGGTGGAGAAATATTTCGCGAATTGTTTGCCCAATTGAAAGCCGAAAGGCTAGAAGCGAAACATACAGGTCAGAAAGTTAAGAACGCGTTCCTGAAAATTGTGCTTAACTCGCCTACTGGTAAGATGCAACAGGATGTCTCATGGATGTACGATCCTTTTAACGTATTTAGGATACGTATAAACGGACAATTAATCCTTCTTTTGCTCGTAGACAGGCTTTTAGAGCTTGGATGTGAGATTATTCAGTGCAACACCGATGGAGTCGTCTACAGGGCTAAAAACAGCCTTAAAACGGCTATTTCGGATGCTATACGGGAGGTGGAAGGGCTTACCAGATTAGAGTTTGAATCTGACGAGTATGAAGCGTTCTATCAATACGCCATTAACGACTACTTTGGTGTCTTAAAAAGTGGAGAGATAGAAGAAAAAGGTATGTTTATTACAAAGAACAAGCTAGGCAAAGGACTTGCACCAGTGGTTATACCAAAGGCGGTGATAAACTACTTTACGAAAGGTCAATCGATTGAAGAGTTTGTTAAGTCTGATACAGATATTAGAGATTTCTTAATGTCTCAGGCTGTTGATAAGAAGTTTTCTGTTATTCATGGTGAGACTCCTATTCAGCGCATAAACAGATTCTATGCATCTACGGATGGAGCATACCTATTTAAGGATGATCCAGATAGTAATCGTGACCAAACTAACATGCTAACAAAATCAGGAGTAACAATCCTGAATGAGTTATACGATACTACTACAGCTAATCGTAAGATTAACTATAGGTACTACATCAGTGAAGCCAAAAAGATAGTTGCAGACTTCACTGAACAGCAACTAGATTTATTTAATGATCAGCAATATGATTATTGAAGTAAACACTAAAATCCTGGACGAGTTTCCAGGTGTCAATATGAATCAGTTAGTATTCCTAAGTATGATATTGGGTAAGAATCAACCAAAATATCAAGACGTCCGCTCCGTTATCAGCCTTATAAGCGACGAAGAAATATCATACTTAGTAGAACAGGGACTAATCACCTCGATAGAGAGAGATGATAGTATAACATATCAACCGACAGATAAGCTTACAGAAGCAGTTCTTCCTAAGAAGGATTACTTTGATGTCTTCTATGATATGTACCCTGTCTACGTCATGCGTAGTGATGGAACAAAGAGTTATTTACGTGCAAACGTGAATAAATGCCGTCATTTCTTTAACACTAAATGCGGAAAAAGTTCTGCAATGGCTGAGCACCTTATAAAGTGCTTAGACTTCGAGATATCCAAACGGATGCGAGAAGGATCATTAGGTTATATGATGACCATGTGGAATTGGCTGACTAGAAGTCAGTGGGAAGCAGTTGAAGAAGAGATGGCAGACTCTAGTAAAGTTACAAATACTTATGGAACAGAACTCATCTAAGTTAATACGGCCAATGAAAGTTGTAGCTCAAGAAGCTATTAACTACATCGCTGGTCGTAGAGACCACTCAGTGACCTCATTGAAGACCAGATGGAAGAAGTTCAATAAGCAGTGTATGGGAGGTATTGAACCTAATACCGTTATTACCATAGCTGGCATTTCGGGATCAGGCAAGAGCTCTTTTGCTAATTGTCTAGCTACTGACATCATAGATCTTAATCCTGATGAGGATATAATAGTTCTAAACTTCTCGTTAGAGATGGTTGCATTTAGGCAAGTTGGAAGGACGCTTTCTAATAAGCTCAGGAAAACGACTTCGACTTTGTATAGTTCGGAAACGGACCTTGATGACGACACCTTTGGTAAAGTCATTGGAGTATGTAATCAGCTAAAGG